GCCAAAGGGGAGGGCGCTTTGACTACGTAGATAAAGGCGGTTGCAGCGGAACCGTCCGCTACGGCTCCTATGGCTCGACGGGCGCTGCTGGCGGCTTCGGCCAAGCCGGATCGACCGGCGGCACCGGCACCTTTGGAGCCGGTATAATTGGTTGTGAATACCAAAACCCCGGCGCTGGAGGTGCTGGGGGAGCGGCAGGATTTGCCTTGAGAAAAAATAGCAGGACCGTGACCGTAAATAATTCTGGAACAGTTGCAGGGAGCGCAGCCTGATGAAAATTTTAATACCCGCAAGTGGCGGTGTGAACAGCGCATATTCCCTTCATCAATTCCTCTCGACAACCGATCACGAAATTGTGGCGCTGCATTTCACTGAGGGCTACGACGGCGCTCCGAACGAACGCACCGAGTTCGACGCGATATGCGATTGGCTGTCGGCAAATGTGCGGACGTTTGAGCGGTCGTATGTAACCCTCCCGTCGATCAGCCACGCAGACGACAAGCGCCCGGTTCGCGCAGGATTTGCAAAGGACATCACCTACGCATTTGCGGCGGCTCGGTATGAAAACTACGTCACTCAGATTGCCGCGCATGAGGCAGATGCAATAGCAATCGGTATCAGCGTCGAAAACACCGCGACAGACAGACACCCGATTTTGATCGGTCAGGTCTACGACACAGGTGCGGCGGTCTATCTGCCGAGTATCAGCGTCACTGAGCCGGTCTCAGCGGATGCGGATTACGACACAATCGCCGCACAAATGTCGGGCAGATTTGAGCAGCTAGAGGCGTTACCGGCAGCACTGCGGTCGCTGATCACAACCTGCGATGTCGATACCTGCACGGATATCTGGTGCCTTCGTTGTGCTTATCAGCGTGGATACAATCACTACGTCAGCACCGGCCAGACAGGTCGAGATTTCGATCTGTGGTGTGCAGAGCAGGGCGACTACGGACAGTGGCGGTCAGCGGCTGACCCTGCCGAATACGTTTGGCGCGGCGGCTGTTGCGACGAGTGTGCGCCGCGAAACTATCTAGCTGATCTGGTTGGGCGAGAGTGGCCGAGCGTGGTCGATACGCGCAATCGTATCCAGTGGTTTACCGACGGCGGCGCTGACATGGCCGGTATCGAAACAGAAGAACAGCTTGGTGATTTCTGCGGACGCATGGGCCGCATCAATTTGGATCGAGGCGTCAATTCTGATGCGATGTCTGGCGACGAGTATTGGGCCGCGCTCCTAGAGGCGGCGCTATTGTGACCGCCCGTCCATTTTTGATCTTCTTTCTGGTCGTCATTTTGACGGCTTTTTTTATGCGCAGTCCCCACGCGCACGATCTGCCCTGTTTCAAAAGGGAGCAGGCTGACCTAATCCAACCGCGCGACACTTTGCGTGGGTACGGGCTGACGACGGAGGGGCTGATCAAACTGTCCGTGACAGCCAGCGGCGCGTTCCTGATCACGTTCAGCCCGCCGAAAACTGACGGCATGGTGTGCCTGGTGTGGATGGGCGAGGGCTGGGAGATCGTTGCGCCGAGCAGCGAGGAGGCTGGATGGACGGAGCAATAGATTTGCGGCTTGTCATTACGCTCTTGGGCGTAGCGGCCAGTGTCTTCGGCGGTGCGGCCATCGCGAAGCTACAGATAAAGCAGTTGACCGAGGAAACCAAAAGCCTGTTTGCCGACATACGCTCGCTCGATACCCGGTGCGACAAGCTCAATACGCTGACTGAAACACAGCAACAGCGGATCGACGTCTTGGCAAATCTCAATTCCGTGGAGAAATTGGAATTGCGAAACCGCGAAATTAGCAAGCTGTTGAGTGACACTGAGCAAGCACTGGAGCGGGTCAAGCACCTCGAAGTCATGCACAATACCGTACATCCGCCAGTGCCAAGCGAAAGGGTAGGCAAATGATTGGATTGGTTAGCGCCGTTCTCCCTGCGGTCACCGACATCGTGGGCAGGTTCCTGCCGGAAGATAAAGAAGAGCGGGCGAAGGCAGAGCGCGCAATCAAGGCGAGCTTAACGGAACATCTCGCCAAGGTGGATCTCGCGCAGATTGACGTGAACAAGGAAGAGGCGAAGGGTAATTGGTTTCAGTCGTCCTGGCGCCCGCTGACGGGCTGGACCTGCGCGGCATCGCTAGCGTGGACGTATCTGCTCCAGCCGATGGCGTCGTTCGTGCTGGCACAGACCGGACATCTGGTCGATCTGCCGGCGCTCGATATGTCGCAGATGATGCCGATACTTTTGGGGATGCTTGGATTGGGTTCGCTGAGATCTTGGGAGCGTACCAAGGGGGTCGGCAAATGATCAGCGCGAACCTGATCGACAGCATCAAGCTGGGCGAAGGCTTCAGCGCGACCGCGTACCGCTGCCCCACGGGCCGGCTAACGATCGGCTTTGGCAGGTGCGTGGACCCCGACGAACCCGGCACGGGCATCACCGAAGCGGAGGCCGAAATGCTACTGGCAAATGATCTGGAGCGTTTCGAGGTAGCCGCGCAACGCGTGGTCGGCGAAGACACATGGTCGCTGCTGAACCAGACCCGTCGCGAGGCGTTGATCGAGATGGCCTTCAACATGGGCGCCGGCAACCTGGCGATGTTTCGGCGGATGCTTGCGGCGCTGAGTGAAGAGGATTACGCAGGCGCGGCCGACGAGGCACTGTCGTCCAGGTGGGCAGAGCAGGTTGGCAAGCGCGCAGACCGTATTGCTGATCGTATAAGGACAGGAGTCTACGCTGCCTGATTACCGGCAGCAGCAGGGACAGATTTGCGAGACGATCCTGACCGAGTGGCTGCTGCGCCAAGGATATTATGTGTGCCGTCCGCTCAGTGCGCAGGGTCCGGTGGATTGTGTCGCCTACAACGACGACGGCCAGATTCTGCTGCTCGACGCCAAACAAGAAGCTCGCCGCGTCAACCCTGGTCGGAAAATACCCACTCGGGTTCACAGGCCGCTGACGGCCTTGCAAAAATCGCTCGGTGTTCGTGTGGCGTACATTGATCTCGACACGCGCGACGTGCATGTCGTGCCGCCGATCGATGAAACGTGACGGTTCAGGTGACCCACTGAGTAGGGACCGGCGCTGCCAAAATATTCCTGCAAATTATTCCCTTGTCAGTTTTAAAAATCCCCTGTAGAAAAATCTTCGTCTTTTGATCGAATGGTTTAACCGCTAAACCTTTGATATTAAACGAGGCTTTGCGCGACCTCCCACGAATTTGTAATCAGGGGGTCAGGGGTTCGAATCCTCTAGCCGGCACCATTTAATATCAAACACTTAGCGGTGTTTTTAGAACCCTTCGATCTCAGGATCGGGGGGTTTTTTGCGTTTTGCTGCCAAAAATTTTTCCCCGAAAATAATCAGAAGGTCATTTAGTTACTTTTTGGCCTTGTAACGTCATAATTAGTGACTATATATAATGACGAAGGGTGACCCACTGATGGGGCATCCGCAGATCAAGGAGAGAGAAGATGAATTTCGAACACAAAATAGAAACGATTGAGCAAGCCAAAGGTTTCATCGCTGGGTTAATAGAGCAGGACAAAGACTATCATTTCGATGACGACCCGAAAGAGGTCATTGATTACGCGACCGGCGAGAGAGCGTTCACCGACGTAGAAGCGGAGCAACTCGTTAAGCGCATCGACGAAATGTACTCGCTCGCGTGGGGCGAATACGAATGCCCCATTGGCTACCTTCTGCATCTTCGTGAAGAGGCTGGCGAATGACCTACGAAATCATCGACGCCCGCCCCGTCCGCCGCGACACCGCCAAGATTGCACTCTGCAAAACGGGCCACAGCTACGCGCCGTTCGCGACTTTGTATCTGCGCAACGACGGCTACGAGTTGCGTGGGGACTACTTTAAAACATTCGATCAGGCAGTTGACCATTACCGCGAACGGTGCCGTCAGCATCGCTGCCGATAGGAGAGAGAGCATGAGGAAATCAGACAAGATCACAAAGGTTGCCGACGGCTGGGCAGTAGACACCCGCAGCATTGGCGGCGGTCGCGAAGTTTTTGCAACGCGCGAAGAGGCGCTGGACGTCCGCGACCAAGCCTTCGCCGACGCCGTCAACGGCGAATACATTCCGCGCACCAAAAATCCGCGCACCTGCGACTTTGCCCGCGGCTTTATTCAGTATGTGCGGCACAAGCAGGACGCTCATGCAGAAAAAACGGAGACGCATCAACGCAATCTGCAATTTATGTTTGAGAACGTCGCTGGTTTGCGGCAGCGCAAGATCATGGACGTCACCACGGCCTACATCGAAGCCGAAATAATCCCGGCCATTTTTCGGCAAGCGCACTCGACCGGCCTCAATCGGTTCAACACGCTGCGGCAACTTCTCAAGTACGCGGTGAAGAACAACGTGGCGCGGACCAATCCGTGCCGCGAGGTTGATCTGCCGAAGAAGGAGATCAAAATGGAGGGCGCCCCACGGATCAGCCGCGAAGACATCGAAGCGATCATCGCCAACGCGGGCGAGTACGCGCTGCGAATTAAATTTGCGGCATATACCGGCGCGAGGGTCGGTGAGGAAATTGCTACCGGCTGGGATAATCTTGACCTAGACGGGAGCGCCTATCACATCAGGCAATCTGCAAGGCACGGACAAAGAAGTTCCGTGAAAACGCGGGCTGGGATTCGATCGATCGCGCTACCAGATCACCTGGTTGCGGATCTGCGCGAGTGGAAGATTGCGCAGCCGCTGAAGCAGCGCGGGAAGGGTCTGGTGTTTCCGACGACTGAGGGAAACTTGGCTGACGGCGGCAACTGGCGTAAGCGCGGCCTTCACCCAGCGTGTGACCGCGCTGGGATACCGCGCATCCGGTGGCATGACTTGCGTCACTATTACGCGTCTGTTTTACTTTTTGAGACGCCAGCAACTGACGCGCAGATCACGCAGTTTTTGGGCCACACGTCCATCGATTTCACGCGCAAGATTTATGCGCACTGGTTATCTGATCCTCGGCGCGACAAGGCGCTGGCCGAGATGATGTCCAAAGCGTTTAGTTAAGGGAGAGAGATAATGGCAAAAAAAATACCGCAGACGCAAGAAAGAGTGCCGTGGGCCAAAGGCCATGTGCCATTGATGCAGCACTCAGATTTTGCCGAGTACCGCGAGTTCATGGCGGCGTATTTTGAGGCGCGCCTTTGGTGGCTTGAAGAAGCGCAGCGCCCAGGCGCCGACCCGTGCTGCAAGTTTTGGTTTCAAGGCCGCGCGCATAGCACGATTTTCTACAGCCTGATGGAAGCGTGGATGCGCGGCTATTGGCTGACACGCGTCGAACTGCGGGAGCATTGCCGGTCAGTCGCAGACTCCGCATTCGCGCGCACACTCTCAGCCGCCGACTGCGCCGGCTACATTTCCCGCGATGCCGAAAACGACGACAGCCGACAAAAATTGATCAGGCCGACGCGGGAATCAATCGTGATGATCGAGGCATACACGACCCGCTATTTTAAGGTCATCGTCGACAACAGCCACAAAATGAATAGCTTCTCTCAAGGGTTGCGGCAGCGCGTCGATCAGATTGAGAGTCTTGACAATGAGCGAAAAAACCAACTCGGGTGGTCTATTTTCGACACCACATGGACTCCGCCTGATGAGACATAATTGAAATATCTAGCAGCTAAAACAAAAGTGTTTGTCAAAATGCTTGGCAAATTGCTTGGCAAATTGACAATTTTTTTCTCCCTTTTCTTCTGGTTTTATCATCAGCAGGAAAGGGAGTTTTTTTTATGATCGCAATACGCGTACACGATGAAGGCGGCGTCTGGGACGTCACGATAGAAGACGACGAAGACGGCGTTCTCGCCTTTGAGTTTCAAACAAAAAACGACGCGATGGCTTTCGCCGATCGCGCCGCGGATTTGTTTAATTCGGTCAGCCCGGTGGAGATCACCAAGCCGCTAACGCTATCCGCGCCGGCTGCTCGCAGCGATAGCGTGAGCGAGCAGCTTCCGCTGGGTCACTAGACTCAGCTTGCCGCCCTCGCGCACCGCGCGGGGGTCGTCCTCAAACTGCCCACCAAAATCAATTTGTTTGACCTTCAGCCGCTCCGACTTCTCTGCCGGGGCGGCAATCATTTTGGAGTGGCGGAACCGCCAAGCGTCATTCAAATCATTTGCCATCGCGCGTCTCCTCAATCAAATTATCAATAAACCATCTCGCCTTTCGCAGATCTTCAGCGCCGTTTTTCGCGCGCCAGCGCCAAACATATTTAATGATCGTGCCGGTCATGTACGCCTCGACGCCGCGCAGGTCAGCGACCGCTGACTTGATCGCATCGATGCACTCAATGTCGCCCTGCGCGTAGTGGGCGGGACGATTGACCGCGTCATAGGCGGCATCAGAAATGCACTCGCACTGCACGATCATGCCGTTGCTGGTGCGGTGGTATTGGTTGCCGCCACACTTTTCGCACTCACTCATCGTGATCACCTGCAAGGCGGCGAATCTCCGACGTCGGCACCCAGCGGTCGCCAACCATTTTGATCTCGCCGGCAGCGGCCAGGTCTTCAAGCTGGCGATAGCGATAGCTGCTCGCCGCACCAAACAAGCGCAGACAGGCATCCTTTTTGCTCAACAGAACGGCGCTCATACGAAGCACCGATCGATCGACGCGCAGGTCATAATTAATGTGAGATAGACGGTTGCCAGCAGGGCTGACAGGACGACAAGTTCAGTAAAAAATCGAAGCATTTTCCCTCTCCAAAAAAAACGAGAGGGAAGCGTAATCTACGCCGTAACCTTTTGTCTACAAAAAATTACACTATTGTCGTTCCACAGACCGTGTGGACAGAAACAAGCTGATCACGGGGAATCGTGATCGTTTTTTCGGGGTTGTATTGGCGTAAGGTAATTACAGTGTCATCAGCAGACACGTACTCTTTCACGATGGCCGTGCGGCCTGTGTCGTCCTCAAGCTGGACGACGACGTCGTCGCCCTTGCGCGGTGGCTTGCCGGGGCGGCAGTAAACGATCTCACCCTCGCGGAAGCGCGGCTCCATCGACGTGCCGATCACGAACACGGCGTAGCCCGCCGCGCTGCTTATCATCGCCGGGTGCCGGTCAACGTACTCGACCGGGCTGCTGACGTCGGTGACGTCGGCGCCGATACCAGCCGCAGCGTTGCCATATAAGGGTATCTGATTTTCGCCGGCCTCGCGCGGCGGTGGCCCGCCGTTCATGTCAAACCCCATCACCTCGTTCGCCGTGCAGCCGAGTGCTGCGGCGATTTTCTCCGCCAGGGCGGGGCGCGGCTCGCGTTCGCCGCGCGTGTATACGCGCAGCGTCGGCGGTTTCATTCCGATTTTTTGCGCTAACTCGGGGATTTTTATTCCTGCCCGGGCAGCCAACTCCGCTATGCGGTTTTTCGACATTGTCTCGCTCCGTTATTTTTTTTGCAGAAACATATTGTCAGACTTTCTTACTGCATGATAGTGAAGATTAATAATTTACCAAA